AATAAAAGAGATTAATAAAGCTATTAAAAAAGTAAAACTAAAAGAATAACTCTAATACGAAAAAAAACTATCACTATTAGATTTCTTCAACTTTAATACGAAAAAAAAACTATCACTATTAGATTTCTTCAACTTTGACGTTTCATGTGAAACTTATTTTCAGTGGCGTTGAAAATTTCAGTGCGGTTGAAAATCTTATATGCAGTGTTCACCTTGTACTATTTTATATAGTTGCTACATTGCAAATGTACACACAGTTCAAACAGGTTATCGTGTTTAATGTCATGTTTCGCACATAACATTGTTTCAGTGTTTTTCTAGCCAATCGTCCATGATGGCTTACTTTCGGCACTGGGAACTGTGTGTAAAAAATAAAAGTAAAAATCTTGGACAGGATTGATTATGAGAATACAAAGAGAATACATCTACAATCATTTAGGATTACCTAGATACGCTGATAAAGCTACATCAGCTAATGTTGCCAAAGCTCTGAAGAAGACTGCTGACAAAGCTGTCGAATTTGCTGAAGCACCATTTAAATCTAAAGTAGTTGTATACGAAACAGCAGAAGACCACTTAGAGTAAGTACTAAAAACTATCACTCTAAAACGCAACAAGACTGATGCTGTCAGTGTTAAAACGTAGATAAGATTATTATGAAAAAAACTTTAAAAAAGTGCAATGTTCTACTTGGAGATTTACTTCAAAAAGTTTATAGACAAATAGATATGTATGATTATCTATTTTTTCGAAAAACCAGTTATCCACATTCAGCAGCATTAATATCAGCTACTTGTGCATACATTAAAAAAGGTGTAAAAGAATGAATATTAAGTTAAAAAAATGTATGACAGGAGTTGTAGAAAAGATGGCAATCGCTTTTTGTTACTGTTGGCACTTTGGAAGATGTAGATTTCCAGGACGCAAAAATGATTTTGATTATTTTGTGTATGACCTGCGAACTCAATATCCTACCAAAGAAGTTGGTAACTTAGCACTAGCAAATTCAAAATTCTTCGATAAGAAAGTAATCGTTGATGATGAATTTGAAAGAACCATCAGCATTAAAATTGGAGATATTTGTATCAGATATTCATTTGATAAAACTATCAAAAAACCCATTCTTTTTGCTTACGAACCTAGATGGGAACTTGCCAAAAATCTTTACAGATTATTAAAACAATCTCACTACAATTCGTCTGTTGTCTATTTAAAAGACCACAAAGCGAAAGGAAAACAACATGGACGAAAAACAGGTCTTAAATAATTTACAGTTTGACAGAATGTTTTTAGATAAAGTTGAAACTGTAAAATCACGAAAGCCAACACTGTATGGTAATGGAGTTCCATATCATTATGTATTGGTATTTAAAATTTTGTGTCTAATTAAAGATGCAGAATTATCCACTAATCGAATAAGAGACGCTTACAGAGATTTATTTGGTGGTGGAATTAACCAGTCTTCATTGAGTAGAACTTTGAAGTCACTGACAAAAGATTTGAAGATTATTTCTTATGTAGAAAATCCTCATGGTGATGTCAGATTGACTTGGGTTCGTTTAACTCAGGAAGGTAAGAAACTTCAGAAACACTTCATAGGTTCTACAAGCGTTGGAACTCCTTATGGTGCTGAAGTCAAACAACTAATAGTAGGAAGGAGATAAATATAAATATGACTACTAAAAGTATACAAGTGCAATTACCCAAAGGTATCCGCATTAGAGGTAATGCACTTGCAGTACAAACAAAGCGGAATGTTAGAAAAGCTGATGGAACAGTTAAAGAAGCAGGTATGTATGGAACTGTGGTTATTAACTATCCGAAAAATTGCAATCCTGAAGCAAGGGCGGTAATTTTTGATGAAGCTATTGCAGAAGCTAAAAAACTTCGCAAACTTCATATTGAGCAACTAACATCAAGAGGGGGTGCAGACCCAACTTTAAGAAAGAGAGTTAGTGTTCATGGTACTTTAGAAACTACTATGGAAAAACTTTTTCAAAAAAGATGGGGCGACTGTACTACTGGGAATGACAGAAATGTTAGACATTATATGAATGACATTTATTCGTACTTCCCAAAAAACATCAGACTTGTAGATATGCAAACTGATGACATGTACGAAGGTTTTGTAAAACACTGTAAGGAAGTTGTTATTGCAAGAGAAGCAAATAACTATCACACAGTGAATACAAGAACTGTAAACAAGCGGTTAGGCATACTTCGCTTGTTATTTAGGTATGCAATTAGATTGAACCTTTTGGAACAATCTAAACTTCTTAATCCTGATATTAGAGTAGGTAATATGGGTTGGGAAAATTTACCTGAACAAGAATGTAAAAGAAGATTTCCATTATCTAAAGAACAAGAATTGGAAATTATAGATGTAGCAATGGGTAGAGATGACACTACTTTCGTTGATATGTTTATTTGGCTTCTTGAAACTGGTATGAGAGTAGATACGGAGTTCTTAAAGTTTACTGTTCAAGATGTAAATTTTAAAGAAAACTTTGTTTACTTCTTCAGACCTAAAACTAACAAGTGGAGCAAAGTTCCATTGTCCGACAAATGTATCGAAATTGCTAATCGTTTAAGAATTTTAGCAATGGAAAGAGGAGACCGAAAAATGTTTGGTCATATACATCAAAGACAAGTGAGAACTTACTTTGAGAAATATAAAAAACTCTGCAAGTTAGAAGACTTCACTAAGTATATTCCTCGACATACATTTTTATGTAGACTTGGAAAATCTGGTGAACAACCTAAAGTTATAATGAGACTAGGCGGACACAAGTGTATCGAGACTGCTCAAAAATTTTATATTGAAGCAGATGACGAAGACTTGGATAACGCTATAGAAAAGATAAATAACTTTAAAGATAAACCTAAAAAAGTTATTTCAGATGCAGTTGGAATTGGTCACAATTCTAGAAAGGCATTGAAATAAAAATGTTATCGTCTATATTCCACCGAAGTATCAAATCACTATGCGCTTATGGTGGAACGGTAGACACGCTGGTCTTAGGAACCAGTCTCGCAAGAGGTGAAAGTTCGAATCTTTCTAAGCGCACCAGTAAATGTTTGCCACTGGTAAAATTGGCAGACAAATTAAGAAGTTGCGTTACATGTTGCGATTTGAGCAACTTGTTGCGGAATAAGAATGAAAGGGTGCAATATTACAAGGATTTTTTGCCATGCAGAAGTCTTAGGAAATGTTGCACCCATCATTCACTCCCGCATACATATCGTTTAATCAATAACATCAACGCTTTTTTTTAAAAATATTAACTATGCACTCCTGCATGAGTTCCGCAACTATGCGCAACATATCTGGCGTGGCAATGCGGTGGTGCATAAAAAATAAGAGGAATGTTCACAATATGTCCAACACAGAACAAAAAACTTTATTACAGCAACAACTTGAAGAATTAGTCCGAGTTGGTGTGGGTGGTAAATTTAGAGATAACAATACAGAAGACTACACAAAAAAAATTGAAGAAGAACTGCACTTCGAAGAAGCTATGATTAGAGGTGGTATTGACCGATACCAGAAACAAGCCAGAGAAGCTGTTCAAAACAATCAGGAAAGCACAACCTTATATGGAATAGTTTTCCAACAGAAATACATCACCAAACTATCAGAAATGATTAATAAAGATGTTTTGGCTATGCAAAGCGGTCAAGCAGGTAATAGAAAAACAGCTTTAAAACTGGTGTGTCAATGCCTGACGAAATCAGCTTTTGATGAAAATGAAAAGTTTCTAGGAGACCAACATGATTGGGACGTTGTATCTTTAATTTCTTTAAAAAATATTATTGACGGTATTTCTGCTGAGACAACCTTAAATAAATTAGCAGTTAAGATAGGCACAGGTTTAATGCTTGAAGCTAGAATAACTATTTTTAAAGACAAAGAAAAAGATAAATATCAACAGGTCTCTAAAAGACTTCAAGGTAAAAACATTCCACAAAATGCTAATCGCTACCAATACAAAAGAAATGTTTGGGTTTATTGCATGAACAAGCATGAACTCGATTTTAAAGATTGGGGCAAAGTGAAACGATTACATCTAGGAATGAAGATGGTCGAATACTGTGAAAGGTTAGGTCTTGTTAAACATCAAAATCGTAAGCGCAATAGGACAAAAACTATCACTTATGTGGAAGCAACCCCAAAAATTATAACGGAAATAAAAAACTTCAATATTAAGAATGAAGCACTTTTTCCTAAGTATCTTCCTATGTTGATGCCACCCCGTGATTGGGAAAATCCATTTGTAGGTGGTTACTATGGAAAAAAACATAACTATAAAAACGAACCTAAAGAAGTAATCAAAACAATGAAGGAGAAAAAATAAATGTCTAGAGGTACATCAAGACGGTTATCTTGGCAACCAAGTCATAACCGATACAAAAAATCTAATGCAATCTATAAAGAAGTTTATGAGAAGATTTTTAAAAAAAACAAAAACAACAAGGAGAAAAAACAATGCACTATAATTTCGTAAAAGCTACTAACAGACCTTACTTAGAGGAACTTAAAGATACAGCACATGAGATGCCTATCGTTTACCAATCCGTTAATATTATGCAACATACTGAATGGGTAATAAATAAGCCAATTTATGAGGTGATTAAACACTGTATGGAAAAAGACTTTCCTTTGGGAAAATTACCTCTTAACCCGCAGACTATAGAACTTCCAATTAAACCCATTGATATTGATACTAATAAGGAAGCATTAAGAAAATGGAAAAGAGAAGCATCTAAGGTTTATTCTGAACGAGCAAAATCAAAATCTAAATTTATTCAAGTTAGACAGATAATGGAAGAAGCAAGAATGCTTATGGATAAGAGTGGTTTCTTTTATCCGTATCAGCTAGATTTCCGTTCTCGCATATATCCAAAACCTGCAATGCTTTCTCCACAATCAGCAGACTATTCCAGAGCTTTGTTGAAGTTTAAATTTGGTAAACGCATTGGTGACAACTTTGATACCTTTGCTGTAGCAGGAGCAAATCTTTTTGGAGAAGTTGATAAAGAAGAACTTTCTAAAAGAGTTGCTTGGGTTCAAGCTAATGCACAAAAAATAATTGAGTGTGCAGATAAACCTTTCGAATATTCCTGGTGGGCAAGTGCAGACAAACCATTCTGTTTCTTAGCATGGTGTATAGAGTTCAAAGAATATCAGAAAACTTCTTTTGATGAAGGATATATCACAACGCTACCAATTCAAGCAGACTGTTCAAATTCCGGGTTGCAACATTATTCTGCTTTAATGAGAGATGAGTTCGGTGGGAAGGCAACTAATTTAGTTCCGCTTCAAAAACCTGCTGATGTTTATAACATTGTAGCTGAGAAGGTTATTGATAAATTAAAAAACTATCAAAAGTTTCCTAGATTTCCTGACGAAAAGAAACATTATCATGATGAGAAGTATGCAGGACTTTGGTTAAGGTATGGAGTAAATCGAAAAATCTGTAAGAAACCAGTTATGTGTCTACCTTATTCATTAACTAGGTATTCTTGTAGACAGTATCTTGAAGACCATATCGTTAAAGAATTAACTGAAAGAGGTACTCAACATGAATTTGGTGATGATTTATTTCAAGCAACAAATTATCTTACGCCAATTGTTTGGGAAGCAATTAATGAAATTATTCTTGGAGCAAAAAAAATAATGAACTATTTAAAAACTATTGCTAGATTAGTTGCATCAGAAAACCTTCCAGTTACATGGAGTACGCCATTAGGATTTCCAGTCCAAATGATGTGCTATAAGAAGGAAAGCAAAAGA